TGGGCCACGGATTAACTCAAGTGGAGTAGAACCGCCACCAGCAAAGTTATTCTGTGTGTTTTCTGAAATACCAGGCCAAATCTGTCCTTGTCCGCCTGTACCTGTACCTGTGTAACCAAGAATTCTCTTAACACGGTGAGATGTACCAACACCCTTCTTGCGTGGGATACGGTTACGGAGTGGAGTTGGGCGTGGTGTTAGCAACTTAGCAGGTGCTTCAAGGTCAAACGCCGCAAATGATGTGGACAATGGAGAAGTAAGTGTGATTTCCTTCTGAATGTCCTGCATTGCCATGCGCTGAGCCGCTAGAGCAGTATTCAAACCGTTCATAGCGTCACCTGATAGTGACTTGTTAGCCGCTAGTGCTTCTAGTGTTGTAATTGCGTCTGCCTGTGGTGCTTGTCCTGGAACATGAGAAGCGTTTGAAAGACTCTTTGAGAGTTCAATTGAGTATTCCTCAAATAGTTCTGCGGCTTCTCTAGGGCTTGCATCACTGAATAAATCGGCGGCCTTTGGGGGCGTTAATGCCATTTGTGTTTCCTTTCAGAGATTAGGTTGGATTACTTATTAAGGGTTTCTTCATACTTTGCAAGAAATTCATCTGCAAGTTGCTTGTAACCTTTAGCAAGTGTTATGTCTGTTGTTGCTCTTGCTTTTTCTTTGTAAACAGCGGCCTTAGTTAGCAAGTCATTAGTTGTTTTCACATCTATTGGGCTTGCTGTTCGCTTTGGGCCACCACCTAGAGCCAAAGATTTTGCGGTTGCCAACTCAGTTTCCAAACTTATTGCTCTAACCTCAGCCGCCTCTTTTGCGGATACAAGGTTGGCAATCTCTGATTTGAGAGCCTTTGTTGCTTTTTCTACCACTTCTTCTACTATGGCTTCTAACTTATCTGTTGAGTTTTCATCAACAGAAACTTCTTCTGTAACTTCTTCAGTTGCTTCTTCTGCAACTGGTGCATCTTCTGCTTCCGCAGATTTAGGTGTGTCCGCAGGAGGAATGATTGTTGCAGTATCTAGGTTTGCACCTGTCTCCGCTGTTGGTGTCATGTCAGTAGCGGCGGCGGATTTATCGCACATGCACTCTTTCATGGCCTTGTCACATTCAGGACACATTTCTTTCATGTCATCTGCTTCTACTTCTTTTTCAGCGGCCATGTATTTGCCATACATCTTGTCAGCATAACCATCAACCATGCCTGCTTCTTTACAGCGGGCCTTAAATTCTTTTAATGACTCACCCTTTTTAGGCATCATTTCTTTTTCTTCAGGCTTTACTGCCATTTCAATTTCCGTTTCTTCCATAACTTCTCCTTCTGCTTCTTCGCCCTCATACCAAGCATGGAGGTGGGCTACGGCTTCTAGTAAATGTGAGATAGAAGAAAGTTCATTGTGACCTTCCTTCATTCCTTGCGCTTCAATAGAAATAAGATTTGCTAACGCTTCGCGGGCGCGCTCATACTCACCTTTATCAAACTTAAAAAGATCACCAAAAATAGACTCAGGTACAGCAATTGTTTCTGATCCCATTGGGCGCTCCTTTATTGAATTACTGTCAGATTGTAAACCTTTTTTCTTACTTTCTGCCTTGTATTTGCCGCCACGCTTTTTGTATTCGCGCACTACCCAGGCATTAGCGTAGGCAGATGGGTACACATCAAACTTTGCTTTAGCGGCCTGTATAACCTCTGCGTATAATTCTTTATCGGCAGGCTCACCCTTACGCGGTTTAATTACTTGAGTGAAATCTTCTTCACCTTCTTTTTTCTCAATCCATTCCTCTACCTGTACCAAGTCCTTTTCACCATCAACAGACTTAGCCAAAACTAATTGGCAGTTAGGGTTTGCAGGGCGATCTACTAGAGACACTTCCACAATCTGACCATCAACAATGCGGCCATTTGCGGCCTTGCTATCGCGTACAACGCGTGGGTTTTTAATGCCTACTGAAAAGCCCTTGAGTACGCCAGCATCTACCTTTTTAACTGAAACAGGATCTACAACCAATACGCCAATGTAATGTCCATCAGCCTTTGCCTCATACTCCTTAGCAACGCCTGCGGCAATGTTGCTGTGTTGTTCTCTAATGTTTCCACCTGACTTAAACCAGGCGGGCATGGCGCGCTTGAGCCATTCGCCGTCACAAATCTGTTGATCAATGTCAATTGAGTCATCAGTGGCCTTTCCATAAACGGTCATTGTGCCGTCTGCGTTGCGATCAGCCTTCTCAATACTGAAGTATGAGGTGGTTGTTAGATTGCTTGCCATTGATTTCTCCTTGTTTTCCTGTTCACTGGTAATTCTTTTAGCCCATGCCCTGCCAGCGTCTCCGCCCCATAGCAACCAAGCAATGTAGCCTGCGCTATCTACGCCCCAACCCTCACCTTTTTTATCTACTTCATGGCGAGCAAAATAAGAATTCATGCGGTTTAAGGTGTCTAATGATAATGCTTTTCCGTTTGATAAGTCGCGGGCGCGAGCAACTCCAACCTCTGTACCACCACGGTTATGTTTGGCTCTAAGTTTTAAGCCGCGTTTGGCGTTATTGCGCACTTCTTGAGGTGGAACAAATCCATCACTCATGCTTACTCCTTAACACCATTTGCGCTAAGAGTATCAACTTCCTTTTCCCTGCGTTGTAATTCTGCCTTTGCACCAGGTATGCCTTCTTGTGCGCTTAACACTACTTCTAGTATTGATGCTTCTGCCCAATCAACATCTCTAGGTGGATCACAACTTTCATCTTTCATTAGTTACACCTTTGCCTTTCTTGCCTTTTTTGCGTTTGCCCGCAAATCTTTTGTTGGTATTGCTGAGTGATCAGTGAGCCATGTTTTGTATGGCTCTTGTAATGTGTTGTAAGAAGTGCTTTTTTTAAGCGCATCAAACAACCGTTCAACAGCCCCTTGATTAAGGTAGGCAACAAGTACGCCCGCCTTGCGGCTTATTTCTACTTCTGTCATGGCATCTCCTTAATGATTAGGGCTGTTCTGTTCAAAACAATTGTGTACAAATCAGGTAATGCTTCTTGCGATTGCCAATTCACCACTGGGTTTCTGATCAAAATAGCGTCATAGCCATTAGACGCGGCCCACATGCTTGCATCTTCATAAAAATCTTGCGGGAAAGAATAATAAAAATCTTTTTGAGCCTGGGTCATTCTTGTCGTACTCATAAATTCTTCTTTTATGTCATCTAAGAACGCAATCTTTGCCCGCGGGTCTAAGGCCGCTTCTATTGTTTTACCAAATTCAATTGGGTTTCCAACCCTGTCCTCTTTGGCAAACTTGAGCGCTGTTGATGGTTTGTCGGTGAAGTAAGTGCCATCACCAAACATTCCACGCCCAACATAAGGAGTATCCCCTGTAAGCAATTGAGCCACAAATTGATCTACCTGTTCAGGGGTGTCTCCTGCAACACCTCTATGTAAAGGCACTGCTCCTGAGTCCACGGCTTTCTTGTATTCCGTTGCTGAAACAACTCTAGGCTTGCCGTTAAATCCTTGTTCATCAAGTACCTTTTTAAGATACAAGTTCTCACCTTCAGGCCGCCACGGTACGCCTTCTTCTAATTGCAAAGCCTTATCAGGGGTAAAATAACTAGCAGGTTTTCTAGCCGCCACATACTTAGGCCCTGCTACTTCAGGAACTTTCCAACCAAACTCTCTAGCCATAGCCTGCACAAGCAGGTTAGGGGTTTGGCCACCAGTCCTGTAAAATTCAGTAAACATTTCAGCATAAAATTCTTTAGTATTTTTGGCTGAATAACCGCTTTTGAAAGAGTCAGGAAATTCTGCTTTGAACCTGGCAATTGCTTGTGTTCTTCTAAAAGTTTGTTCTCCATCAACAATGTCATCAATAAGATGACCCCATTCATGTGCAAGCGTGTATTGAAGTTGCGTGGTTGCTTCAGTAGCAGGCATCTTGAACTTGCCTTTTTCAGCCGCGCCTAGAGTTGGATTTTTTACAACTTCAGGCGTAACCCATAGATCTTCTTTGCCACCATAAGCCCAACCGTATTTACCTTTAGAGTTTTTATCAATGTGAACAACAACCCGCTTTTTAGGATTGCTTGTTTGTAATTTATCTACTTCTTTTAACACAAGTAATTGATCTGCTTTTGTAGCAGTCAAACCAGCGCTTGCAAATTGAACTTCTACTGGGCCATTTTTGTAAATAATACCTTTGTCTAACAATGCTTTATCTGCTCTTTTAATTGCAAATGGGCCAAGCATTGCTTCAGCCCTCATTCTAGTAATTGGATTGCCCATGAAATCTGAATAAGCGCGCATAAGGTTTTGTATGGCGGCTTCTCTTACAACATCACGCGGCAAAACTGTCCATTGACCAGGTACAAATGAGCGCGCATCTAATTCTTCATAAGCAACTAATGCGGGATTTACAGGTTTAGGTGCTTGAAGCGCCGCAACCACTTGTTCAATTTCTTCTTTAGGTGTTAAGAAAGTAGGAGCATCAGGGCCAAAATCAACAGGAGAAGGAGGAACAACCATTGTTGCACCTGGCATCTCAGGCTCATCTTCCATGCCAGGAATTACAGGTAGCAACACACAACGGCAGTGTGGGTGAGCAGGAGGTTGTTGATCTCCTGATGCAAATGTTTGACCAATAACAATTACTTGCCCATCATTCTTAGCGCACACATCACACGGATCAGATACAGCCCATTCCATCTTTGTAAGTTCTGCTTCTTTGTAACGCTGTATAGATCCAAAAGACATAGCGCGGTTTTGCTCAGTAATGGCAATAGTTAAAGCGCGGCTAGGGCTTGCCACATGCCGCCCAATCATTACCGCGGCGCTTTCAGCATCTAAACCAAGCGCGATTGAGTCAGATAAAGCAGTGCCTAAATTTACAACTGTTTCTTTGTTAAACTTTTTGAAATAACTATCAGCGTTTACTGATTGCAGGTAAGCCTCAAACCCTTTGGTTGGGTTAAGCAAAAGAGCGGTGGCTTTATCTCCTGGCCTCCAATTATCCCAATTAACTTCAATGTCATCAGCCTTGTTTGCGCGTTCTGTTTTAGCAATCCACTCACCAGCCGCGGCTTGTCCTAAAACATAAGCCTCTGCCCATGCGCGCATGACTGTTTGGCGCAGGGGTTCATCATTAAGATAGATGTTAAGTATGAGCCATGAGCGGGCGCGTGTGCGATCTTGCGCAGTGTTATCTGTAGGTTGCGGTTGCGTCTCCTGGTATTTGTTAAAGACTCTTTTGAAGTCTGTTACCTGGTGCAGTGCCGCCCTAATCTTCACCGCGTTCTTTGCCGCTAAGCGCCCATCTGCCTCAAGAGCGCCCTTGATCATGTTAGATAAGCCTTAGCCAGCGCCCTAGCGGTATCTAAATCACCATCAAAAGCACAACGGTTAAGCGCATCTCCCACAATTGGATCAAGTGATTTAAACTCAAATAATCTTGCGCGCTTACCCTTAGCCGCCCATTTCATAAATGCTTTTACTTCATTTACTTCTTCATCTTCAGGCTTTACCTCTGTTGAAGGTTCTTGCTCAAGAGGATTAGGAGTTGTAGGTGCATCAGGTGTTGCATCAGGCCCGCTCAATGTTGGGGCAACTGAAGCAGTAGCCGCATCAATCAATCCATCAGGTGAGAACAAATAAACAGCCGCTCCACTTACAAGAATTGGCATGTCTGCTTGAGGTGTATCAAGCAACGGCAAACCAAGTTCTGATCTGCGCTCATTAACTGACTTACCCGCAGATGTAACTTCAATTTGGTTCTTGCGCGCATTTTCTTCTGTGTCCATGCGCTGTGAAGTCATAAGTTTAAATTCAAGTTCACGCGGCATACCTAAGTATGTGTAAGAAAGGTTTGTAAGTTGCTTAGAGATCCAGTTAGCAAGAGGCCCAATGCCTAGCGCCTCTCCATTTTCTGCTTGTCCTTCTGAGTAACCAGCCCCGCCTAATCCGCCCTTTGGCGAGAAACCAATTTCAGATGGCTGTACGCCAAAGTGTCCGCAAATAGAAGTAACTAAATAATCATCAAGTGTGTCCTTAAACTTTTCGCCATAGCCTTCATTAACAATAGGCGTTAAACCTTTTGGCAATAGGCGAGCGCGTTTGCGTTGCTCTGTCTGTCCTGCAAGATCATCATTAAGAATACGCTCATAAGCAAGCAAGAGATCAGGGTTAGTTCCCCAATCCTCATCAGTTGTAAACATAAGTTCAGGCATTACACCGTCTGTG